TGACCAGGTCGGCTTGACGCCAGCCGGGCTCAAGGAGAATGGCTGGGCGATCGCGAAGGATGAGGTCGCGGCGAAGCGCGCGGACGCTGATCCCGATCCGGTCGCCCCGAAGTCGTCGCGAGCTCGCATGAAGATCGTCCAGGGAAGTGGCTGACGAGCTTCGGATCGACTTCGATCCGCTGCATACCCTCGGCTTCCTGGCGACGGATTGGATCGAGGCGCACTGCCGTGTGCCCGGTGGCGTGTATGAGGGTGAGCCGCTGACGTTCCGTGGCTGGCAGGTCGAGGTGACCGTCAACCACTATCGGATCAACCCCAAGGCGGTCGCAGACCCGCGTCGCCTGCTGGCCCCGTTCCCCATCCGCCGCTCGGTGGTCGTCGGTCCACAGAAGTCGGGTAAGTCCCCGTGGGGTGCCGGCTGGCTGTTGTTCGAGGGTGTCGGGCCGGCGTTGTTCGCCGGCTGGGCCAAGGGTGGCGAGGTCTACCGCTGCGTCGACCATGGCTGCCCGTGCGACTTCGCTTACGCCTACGAGGTGGGCGAGGCAATGGGGATACCGCGCCGGAAGTCTCTGCTCGGGCTGCTCGCCTTCGCTGAGTCCCAGACCAGCAACGTCTACGAGCCGCTGCAGACGATGATCCACTCCTCGGAGGCGCTGTCATCCTTCGTCTTTGTCCGCGAGGGCTTCATCCGCCTACCGAACCGAGGCAAGATCGTCCCCCTGTCGTCTGCGGCGAAGTCGAAACTTGGTCAGCCGCTCACGGGTGGCCTCGCAGACGAGTCGGGCCTGTATACGGCGCAGAATAGGGTCCTGGACACGTGGCAGACGATGCGGCGCGGCATCGCGGCAATGCAGGGTCGCACCATCGAGCTCACGAACCCGTGGGACCCGATGGAGAACTCGGCGGCGCAGCAGGCGTTCGAGTCGCGCCGGCCGGACATCTATCGGTACTACCGGAAGCCGCCGGCTGACCTGTCCTACGCCAACAAGCGGGACCGGGCGAAGATTCACCGGATCGTCTACGCCGACTCGCCGTGGGTGGACCCGGCGTCGATCGACGCTGAGGCTGCCGAACTGGTCGAGACAGACCCGACTCAGGCCGAAAGGTTCTATGGAAACCGGCTCGTGCAGGGCCTCGGCGCGTACCTGACCGAGGCGCTCCTGGATGGCACGAAGGTCAGCATCGAGGTCCCGGTCGGTGCCCCTGTCTGCCTGGGGTTCGACGGGTCGCGGTCGGGTGACTGGACGGCGCTGCGGGCGGTCACGATGGACGGGCACCGGTTCACCCCGACGTATGGCCCGGACTCGCGTCCGACCGTGTGGCGGCCTGACGAGTGGCCCGAGGGGCGCATCCCGCGCGGTGAGGTCAACGCTGCCGTGGCCGACATGTTCGCCCGGTACCGGGTTGCCCGCATGTACGCCGATCCTCGTCACTTCGAGACGCAGATCGACGCGTGGGCTAGCGAGCACGGCGAGGACGTGGTCGTGCAGTTCCCGACCAACTCCATCACGCGCATGTTCCCGGCGCTGGTCCGGTACCGCGAGGACATGGCCGAACTGCTGACCACCCACGACGACGACCCGACGTACCGGAGCCACGCGCTCGCGGCGCGGAAGGTCGCGAAGCCGGGCGACAAGTTCATCCTCGGGAAGCCGTCCGAGCACCAGAGGATCGACGTCCTCATGGCTGACGCCATCGCCTACGAGGCCCGAGCGGACGCGCTCGCGTCCGGCTGGACTGAACACGCCGAATCGACCATGTACGTCTTCGACTGAGGGGGGTCAGGGTGTCAGTTCCCGCGTTCTCCCCCGTCATCGAAGACCCGCAGTTGACGAAGGCAGTCTCCGACCTGGAGCAGGTACGCGGTGGGTGGGCGGCAGAGCTCACGAAGCTCGACAAGTACATGCGTGGGCAGCAGGAGATCTCCTACATGTCCGACGCGATGCGCAAGGAATTCGGCGACGCCATAACCGACCTGGTCCTCAATTTCCCCGAGCTGGTCGTGGAGGCTCATGGGGACCGGCTGGACGTCGAGGGCTTCCGGTTCCCTGGCGAGACGTCGGGGAACGATGCGTTGTGGGGGGTCTGGCAGGCCAACAACATGGACGAGCGGTCGGTCATGGGGCACACCGACGCGCTGGGCCTGACGAAGGCCGCCGTCATCGTTGGGGCCGGAGATGACCCGGACCTGCCGGTCATCACGGTTGAGTCGGCGATGGACTGCTCGTGGATCAGGTCCCCGGCTACGGGTGCTGTCACGTCGGCGTTGAAGCGTTGGGCCGAGTCGGACGGGTCGCAGTGGGCGAGCCTGTACGTGCCGGGGACCACACGCACCGTGACCCTGGACCGGGGCACTTGGCGGGTGACCAGCAAGGACGACCATGGTCTGGACCGTGTCCCGTTGGTGCCTCTGATCAACCGGCCGCGAATCAAGTACCGGGATGGCCGGAGTGAGTTCGCGTCGGTCATCCCGATCGCTGACGCCGCCAACAAGATGGCGACGGACATGATGGTGTCCGGCGAGTACCACGCCATGCCACGCCGGTGGGTCTTCGGTCTCAAACGCAGCGACTTCGTCGGGTCGGACGGGTCCCCGAAGGCGGCTTGGTCGTCGATCAAGGGACGGCTGTGGGCGAACGAGAACGCAGACGTGAAGGTCGGGCAGTTCCCGGAGTCGGACCTGCGGAACTTCCACGACACGATCAAGCTCCTCGCACGCCTCGTCGCGCAGATGGCTGCTCTGCCGATCGACTACCTCGCGTTCGACAGCGTCAACCCGCCGAGCGCCGACGCGCTGCGGGCCGCCGAATCTCGCCTGGTGAAGCGGGTCGAGCGTCGGCAGACGTCGTTCGGTGACTCGTGGGAAGAGGTCATGCGCCTCGTCATGCTGTTCCAGCGCGGCTCGCTCGAGCCGAACGCGGCCCGGCTGGAGACGGTGTGGCGTGAGGCCTCAACCCCGACTGTGTCCCAGAAGGCGGACGCGACGGTGAAGTTGTACTCGGCTGGGATCATCCCGCGCGAGCAGGCGTGGGTGGACATGGGCTACTCGCCTGTTCAGCGTGCAGACATGGCGGGCATGTTCGCGTCGGAGACGTCGACTGACCCGATCGTGGCGGCGACGCGGAACCTCGCGGCAGGGACCGGTAATGCTCCGGCCGGCGGTTGAGCACTACCGGGCGCAGCAGCGGCTTGTCGCGGTGACGGCTTCGGCTGTCCGGCGTGAGTGGGACAGCATCGGCGCCGACTTTGATGCCGGGTGGGCTCGTGTGGGTCCTCGGATCGTGACGTTGATGACGGCGGCGCAGGTCGGTGCGGCGCGTGATGGCGCGGCATACGTCGGGCAGGCGCTCGAGGAGCAGCGGGTCACGGTGGAGCCGGTCGCGGCGGTGAACGTGTCGCGGCTGGTCGGGGCGTACAGCGTGGACGGGCAGACGCTCGGGGATCTCGGCGCGGTCCTGTACGGCGCGGTGGTGCGGGCTAGGACTGCCCCGGCCGAGTCGTTGGGTGACCGTCTCGCCGCGGGCCGGTCGTGGCTGGACATGGCGACGGTGACACAGGTCGCTGACGCGGGCCGGGCGGCTACCGGAGTCGGAATCGCGGCGCGCCCCGGGGTCGGGTACGTGCGGATGGTCCACCCAGGATGCTGCCAACGGTGCGCGGTCCTGGCAGGCAAGTCCTCGCGGAGCATCGCATTCCCGCGGCACCCCGGATGTCAGTGCCGTGCTGTCCCGACCGGTGAGCATCCGCAGGGTGATCTCGTCGAGGCGATCGAGGCGAAGGACGTCCGCGACCTGACGAAGGCGCAGCGGAAGGCCATCGCTGACGGCGCCGACATGAACCAGGTCATCAACTCGCACCGCGTCTACACCTCGCGCGAGGGCATCCACACGCCAGCGCGTTCCGCAGATGGCATGACCACCACGGAGGGCGCGACCAGGCGCGGCATTGCGGGGGGACGCCTCGGTGCAGCCAGCAAGCAGAGGGCGCGTCGGCTCACCCCTGAGGGCGTGTACCGACTCGCCTCCACCCACGAGGAAGCCATCGCGCTCCTACGCGCACACGGCTACCTCCTCTAGACCACCCCGACCCGGAGCGACTTCCGAGGCGGGACAACCCCGAGCGATTCGAGGTCACGATGTCCAACCAGCCCGTCACCTTCACCACCAGCGCCAACGGCGCAGTCCAGACTCCGGCCCAGCCGGAGGCCCAGGCGAAGCCCGCAGACGCCGCCCCCGCCCCTCAGAAGGTCGAGAAGCGCGAAGCCTCCGACCCTCTCGGTGAACCGGGGATCAAGGCACTGCAGGCCGAGCGACAGGCCCGAGAGGCGCTCGAGCGCGAGCTCAAGCCCCTCAAGGACCAGATGGACGCACTCAAGGGCATCTTCGGTGACAAGAGGGTCGAGGGGACCGACATCGTGTCGGCCCTGCAGCAGCAGGTCGCCCAGATGCAGCGCGACAGCCTCGTCGATCGTGTGGCGCGACGCCACGGGATCACCGACGACGCCGACGTCGAGTTCCTGCACAACGCGACCGACGAGGCGGCAATGACCCGTCTCGCCGAGCGGCTCAAGGTCCCCGCTGCAATACCGCCCCGTACCCCAGCACCCGACCCGGCGCAGGTCAACCAGGCCCCCGCCCTGTCGCAGGACGACGCGGAATACGAGGCGTTCTTCCCGTCCACCCCGAAGCATTAGGAGGAGCCCTCGTGGCTGAGTACCTTCCCATCTTCAAGCCGGGGCAGGCCATCACGCTCAAGGCGAGCGCGGCCATCACCGGCGGTCAGGTCGTCGAGGTCACCGGTGCTGGCACCGTTGGCCCTGCCGGCGCCAACTCGACCAAGGTCGTCGGTGTCGCCGGTTTCGACGCGGCCATCAACGACTACGTCACCGTCTACGCGGGCGGAGTGCAGAACTGCACTTCGGCCGGCGTCATCACCGCGGGCGACCTCGTCGCCGCAGCGGCCTCCGGGAATGTCGCCACCAACGCGGCCCCAGCCGCGGGCGTGCAGATCGGCATCGCCCTGTCCACCACGACTGGCGCCAGCCAGGCCGTCCGCGTCCAGTTCGCCCGCTGAGAGGGGATGACCTGACATGAGCTCCTACCCGCCTGCCACCGTCTCCGTCTCCGGGACGAACGTCACCGCGAGCTACTTCCTCAGCAAGCCGGGCTTCGTGGCCCGTCGGCTGCGGAGCCTCGCTGACCTCCGCTATGTCGGCAACGGCCTCCTCCGGGGTCGCGCCGACGCTGTCGGCGGCGCCGTCGGCTACGAGACCGCTGGCGAGTCGATCTTCGCTGACGCGGCCCCCGAGGTCGTCGCCCCCGGTGGGGAGTACACCCTCACCACGACCGGGGCCGGCACCCCGGCTGTCGCCAAGGTCGCCAAGTACGGCAAGGACTCCATCGTCACCGACGAGGACATCACGCGCCGCAACATGGACCCGGTGAACCGGGGACTGGCGAAGCTGGCCAACTCCACGGGCCTGGTCATCGACCAGGCGTGCGGCGCAGCCATCGCGTCGGCGGTCACGACCAACGGTGCGGCCACGTCGAAGTGGGACGGCTCCGGCACTGCGCCGAAGATCCTGCTCGACGTGATGAAGGGCCAGGCTGTCATCGCCGGGCAGAACCTCGGCTACCAGGCTGATGTCCTGCTCATCTCCGACACCGTCTGGGCGTACCTGGCCGCTGACTCCGGCCTGGCTGCGCTCATGGCCCGCGAGAACCTGAACAACCCGGTCTACACCGGGCGGTTCCAGAACCTCGCTGGCCTGGACGTCGTCCACGTCCCGGCGGCGAACATGCCCGGCGGCGACGGCACCCTCGCGTGGGTTCTCGACACGGCCAGCCTCGGCTTCATCGCCAAGGAGTCGCTCGGTGGCGGGTACCTCGCCGCCGGTGACCTGGTCGAGTCCAAGACGATCCGGCTCGAGGAGAACGACGCCTGGCGTCTGCGTGCGCGGACGACCTTCGCGGCTGCGGTCACCGACCCCCTCGCGGGCTACAAGATCACGACCGTCATCTGATGGCTGCTCGGAAGGCACCCGTGGAGGCCGCCCCCGCGGACTCCACGGTGCCGCTCCGGGTCGTCAGCGTGTTCGCTTACGCGACCGCGAAGGACGGCGAGGTCGTTCAGCTCGTGAAGGGCGACATCATCACCGACCGGTTCACGCAGGAGTCGATTGACCATCTTCGGTCGATCGGCTTCGTCGCTGAGTCCGACTAGGTCAAGGGACAGGAGGCGTCGTCATGGCTGTCACTCCAACGGATGTGGCGACGACTCTCGGCGCCTCCTGTCCTGACCCCCTCCCGATCGAGCAGTGGGACATGTGGATCGGTGATGCACTACTGCGCATCACCATCTGGGCTGCGAAGAACGGCTACACGGGCAGTCTTGATGAGGCGGTCGTGGACTATGTCGTCCGGGAGGCTGTCGCAGCCCGTGCGGTGCGACCTGACGCGGCGACGCAGGTTGAGGTCGCTGTCGATGACGGGCGTGTGGTTCGCCGGTACGAGCCGTCTGCGGGTCAGGTGACGATCCTGCCGGAGTGGTGGGACCTGCTCACGCCGGCTGACTCGACGACGGGCGGCGGCGCGTTCACAGTGACCCCCTACTTCGAGCCTGACGTTTCGGTGTCGTCGTGGTGAGCCTAGGCGCTGCCATTGCCGGCGCGTTGCCAGGGATGCGCGCCGAGGCCGAGTCGATGATGCGTGACTCGTGCACCATCACGCGCCCCGGCGGCGGCGAGACGTGGGATGACGCAACGGGCGGGTACCTTTCCGGTTCCTCCGTCATCCTCTACTCCGGTCGGTGCCGCGTCCGTCGCCCCAATGTAGCCGAGCGCGAGGCGTTGGCGGGCGACGCGGACTGGACCCTCTTGGGTGCCGTCGTGTCCATCCCGGTGGGCAGCACTACTGATGACCTGCTCGGAGCGACCGTGCATGTCGTCACCTGCGAGATGGACGCGGCCTTGGCCGGCCGGGACCTTGTTGTCGTGGCGCCGCACGCACAGTCCCAGGCGACCGCGCGTCGCCTGCGGTGTGTCGAGGCGGCGCGGGCGTGAGCATCGACTTCCGGGAGGTCGAGGAGTTCGCGAAGGACTTGGGCCACCAGGGCGCGAAGGTCGTCCTCGCGCAGCGCCAGGTGGTCAAGAAGGGCGCACTGAACGTCAAGCGACGGCTCCAGGCTGAGGCGCAGGGTGTCGCACACGCTCCAGGCTTCCCGCGTGCGATCACGTTCGACGTCGAGATTCAGGGTGGCGAGATCGTCGCTGACATCGGCCCCGAGAAGGGTGACGCCGGCTCTCTGGCGCTGCTGTACTTGGGCAACTCCAAGACTGGCCCCCGCCTCCCCGAGCCGATGCTCGCCTCCGACGCCGAGGCGGAGGTCATGGCCGACTTCCTGGGGAAGGTGGCTGAGGACATTGGCTGAGGATGTCGTCGAGCCCATCGCCTCCCGCATCGAGTCGGTGGTCGGTGCGGCCCGTGTGGTCTACCGCTACGGCGTCCCCGATGGGGCACTGCCTGCCACTTACATCCTGGTGACCGCGAGCGTCGGGGAGACGTCCAGCTCGAACCTAGCCGGACTCGCAGACCGCCGCACGTCGACCGTGGACGTCAAGTCTGTATCCCGTGACCCTGACCGTCACCAGGCAGCCCGTGAGGCGCTGTGGGGCGCCCGGAAGGTCGTGGACGCGCTCACCGACTACCGGCCCTCCGTGGGGCGCGTGGCGTGGCCCATGGACCACCTCACGTCCTACGCCCCGGTCGCCGATGACTCCCTGCCGGATGCCGTCGTGATGCAGGCCGTCGAGCGCTACACGCTGGCCTACCAGCCCTGATTCCCCGCCTGGCGCGGGTCCTGCCGATACCAACCCACCGCACCCCGGAGACGGGGCGCTTCACCACGCCCGGAAGGGGTGCCATGTCCGACCGCGTGCGCGTCAAGGACCCGGACAACGGGGCCGAATACACCACGTCAGCCGACTGGGCCGCACGGCTCGGTCTCACTCCGCTCGACCGTCCCGCCGTGGACGACTTCGGGCGGGACATCCCCACCAAGTACCCCGTCGCTAAGGACGGCACGGCCGTCAAGCCCGCCCAGGTCAAGGAGTAACCCATGCCCACCGTGCCCACTGGAATCCCGTCTGTCGGCTACTGGACGGCTAGGCTCGTCACCACCATCGCCGACACCGCAGCTCCCAAGCTCGCGACAGAGATCAACGCCGCATCCTCCGTGGCCGCCGAGTGCCTCTTCGGCAAGTCGTGGGGCGGCCCGTCCGCCTCCTACGAGAAGGTCAAGAACGAGCGGTTCTGCACCATCCAGTCTTACGAGCGGCTGGGGAAGCTGACCTACAGCATCGACGACTTCGTGTTCGCCGCCGACCCCCAGTCGGGCGCCGGATCGACCGCCCTCAACAAGGTCTGGGATCTCGTCAAGGACGGCTGGACCGGCTACCTCGTGCTGCGGATCGGCAAGTCCGTCGACACGGCCGCCGCCGCCGCCGACAAGGTGTGGGTCTTCCCCATCGAGGTCGGCGTCGCCGTCCCCCAGGTCGGTGCGGACAACGAGGACCAGATGGTTAGGTCCGCCGTGTCCGTGATCGGCGAGGTCAAGCGGAACGTCGCTCTCGTCGCCTGACCCAACGACTGGTGGGGTGCGGCGACATCGGCAGCGCAGCACCCCACCTCCGCCGAAACCCACTGCCGATACTGCCGATTGGAGAACGCACGTGAGCGACGACGAACTGGACCCGAAGACCTTCGACCTCGATGAGTGGCTGGCGGGCACATCCCGCGTGACCAAGTTCGTCGAGGTCTTCGGCAAGCCACACCTCCAGGCCGAGATCGACGAACTGGAGGCTCTTGCGAACGACGCCGACGACGCCGACCGGGATGGGATTCTCGCGCGGGCGAACGATCTCCGGGACGAGATGGAGGCCTCTCGTGCCCGCTTCAAGATCACGAGCATCCCCGACGAGCGGGTCGAGGAGATCCGCCGCAAGGTGAAGGACGACGACGAGCGGACGTTCGCCATCATGGCCGAGCAGATCGTCGCCCCTGCGGGGGTGACCCCGGCGAAGGTGCGGGCCATCCGTGACGGGATCGGGGACGGGTATTTCGCTCAGACCCTCACGGCGACATGCCTGGCCGCCCAGCAGGGCCTTGGTGTGACGGTCCCTTTCTCGTTGGCTGCCTCTCGCGTCCGGAAGCGCTGACGGCTCGGGCCATGCTCAAAACGGCTGCCCTCCACGGGCTGCCGATGAGCGTGTTCCTGGGGAGGCGTAAGCCCGGCTCGATCTGGCTCAGCGACGACACTATGGCCGCCTTGGCATGGCAGTCCTACGTCGACTCGCTCTGCCCCGGCTGCGGTCATCCGCGGCATGAGTCCATGGACAAGGAGCACCGAGGCGAGTACGCGGTGACGACGACACGGTGCTTCGCGTGCCAGGCAGTCGGGGAACGCCAGGCGGGTATGACCAAGCAGCTGGGCTCCGAACCGATGCCGCCAGGCATCTACTTCTCCAGCGAGCGCCTCCGGTAGAGCCACCGTCCTCCAGCGGCAAGCAGGACGCAAAATCCTGCGACCCAGAACGCCCCGGCCCAGTAGGCCAGAGGGTGCCCTTGGGAAGTTTCCCCGGCAGCCAGGTTGCCCAGAGACAGCACTAGTCCCACGGCACAGAGCGCCGCCCCAGATGCAAACAACTTGTTCATGTCAATGACGATACGGCGAGGGGTGGTCTGATACATGCCTCGTGACCGCTCTCTCTCCGTCAAGCTCCGCGCGGACGTTTCCAACTACCTGGCCGGCATAAGGCAGGCCGGAAACGCAACGCGCGAGTTCTCCGGCAAGGCTGCCGACAGCGTCGACAAGCACCGGGCTGCGTGGAAGAAGGTTGGCGACTCGGCGACCGGCGCCGGGCTGGCGATCGGCGCCGGGCTGGCCCTCGCGGTGGTGAAGTTCGCGGAGTTCGACCAGGCGATGTCCGCCGCGTCAGCGGCGTCCCGGGCGACCGGGACCGAGCTGGAGGCGCTGCGGGACCTCGCCATGCGGTTGGGCAAGGACACGCAGTATTCGGCGACTGAGGCCGCGCAGGGCATCACGGAGATGGCCAAGGCCGGCGTCGCCACGAAGGACATCATCAACGGCGGCCTCAAGGGAGCCCTGTCGCTGGCAGCGGCGGGTCAGCTCGAGGTCGGTCGCGCTGCGGAGATCGCTGCGACGGCGATGAACCAGTTCGGCCTCGCCGGTAAAGATCTGCCGCACGTGGCGGACCTGTTCGCTGCGGCTGCGGGTAAGGCGCAGGGGTCCGCTGAGGATGTCGCGCAGGCGATGAAGTTCGTGGGCCCGGTGGCGAAGTCTCTCGGGGTGTCGATCGAGGAGACGACCGGCATCATCGCCGAGTTCGCATCCAAGGGCATCATCGGGGAGCAGGCTGGGACGTCGTTCCGCGGGATGCTCCTGTCGCTGACCAGCCCTTCGGCGATGGCGAAGAAGCAGATGGACGCGCTCGGGCTGTCGCTGTACGACGCCCAGGGGAAGTTCGTCGGCATGGCGACGGTCGCCGAGCAGATGAAGGTCAAGCTCGGTGTGCTGACCGAGGAGGAGCGCAACGCCGCGCTTGGCCGGATCTTCGGCAACGAGCAGATCACGGCGGCGACGGTGCTGTACCAGGGTGGTGCGGCGGCGGTCCAGGAGTGGACCAATGCCGTCAACGACTCCGGCTTTGCGGCTGAGCAGGCTGCGGCGCTGACGGACAACCTCAAGGGTGACCTTGAGCGTCTCGGTGGCGCGATCGACACGGCGCTGATCCAGGGTGGGTCTGGCGCGAACACGGCGCTGCGGGGCCTGGTGCAGACCCTCGACGGGGCGATCTCGGCGTTCGCCGACCTGCCCGCCCCGCTGCAGGCGACGGCGACGGCGTTGGCTGCGGTGTCTGCGGCGGCGCTCCTGGGCGTGGGAGCGTTCGGGTCGCTCGTGCCGAAGCTGGCGGCCGGCAAGGCCGCGATGGTCGAGATGGGCATCGTGTCCGAGGCCGCAGCGTCGAAGTTGGCGCTGACGGCGAAGAACGCGGGCCTGCTGAGCGCAGCAGCGATCGGTCTTGGCGTCGCCGGCAACACGATGCAGAACATGTGGCTCAATATGGTCGGCGCTAGTGATGACGCCGTGAAGAGCCTCGACGCCTACATCACGCTCGGCAAGGACGCCGAGGGCGTTTCTTGGCTCATGCGGAGGGGCTTCGGGGATCTGGGACAGCAGGTGGACCAGGTCTTCAACGGGTCGATCTGGCACAACGCCATGGCCGCCCTCGGGGAGATCGGTACCGGCTTCGGAATCTGGGGGACCACGCAGGCCGACGACGCGATCGCGTTCTTCGCCCAACTGGACACAGCCCTGTCCGGGTTCGTCCAAGGTGGCAAGGCTGACCAGGCCGTCGAGATCTTCGAGAAGGTGGCTCGCGAGGCTCAGGCGCAGGGGTACAGCCTGGCCCAATTGCGGGAGGCGCTGCCGCAGTATGCCGCGGCTCTGGCGGTCGCGTCGACGGACGCGACATCTGCGGCGACTGCGCAGGACCTGGTCACGACCGCGATCACGGACTCGAAGACGGCTCTCGACGACTACATGGAGTCGCTCAAGGACGCCGGCATGGTCCAGCTGACCGCGAACCAGGCCGCGCGTGACTTCGAGGCGGCCATCGACAATGCCGCCGAGTCCTTGAAGCGGAACGGCAAGACTCTCGACATCCACACTCCCAAGGGCCGTGCGAACGCTGAGGCACTGGACGCCATCGCGCGGGCGGCGCAGGACTCGGCGGAGGCGATCTACAAGCAGACCGGCAACCAGGATGCAGCGAAGGCGTCACTGGAGAAGGGCCGCATTGCGCTCATCAATGCCGCCATCCAGATGGGAATGACCAAGACCGCGGCCGAGAAGTACGCCGAGTCGGTCCTCAAGATCCCGGCCACGGTGTCGACGAAGGCAAGTCTGGACACCCGCGAGGCAATGGCGAAGAGGAACGACCTGCTGTCGCCCGGGGTCCTGCGGATCACGGCGCACATTTCCGGGACGAACCTCGAGAAGATGTACGGCCGAGGGTACGCGGACGGCGGGATCGTCAAGCGTGCCGACGGCGGCATCGACGGGAACGGCGCGTACGTCGATCGGGTTCCGCAGGTCGCTCGCCGCCGCAACATCCTGTGGGGCGAGACTGACATCCCGTGGGAGGCGTACATCTCCGGAAAGCCGGAGATGCGGGACCGGAACATGGGCATCCTGCGCGAGACGCTGCGGCTGATGAAGGTGTCGCCGTCCGAGCTGGCGTCGCTGCGCTTCGCGGACGGCGCCTATCTCGCGGCGACCCGGCCGAACGTTGCTGCGGCGGCTGTCGGTGCGGCTCCGACCGTCTCGGTCGTGGTCGAGAACCCGTGGACTGGTGAGCAGGTCCAGGCGGTCGTCCGGTCCGTCGTCGTGGACGGTATCGCACAGCAGGCGCGCACTCAGCGCCGTCACTCTCGGGCGGGGGCGCTGACGTGAGCCTGACCTACGGCCCCTGGGAGTACGGCGGCGGAAACGGTATGCGGGTCGGCATCGACCCGTCAGTCGCCGCAGTGACGCACGACTCGACCACGGTTGTCCTGTCGTTCGCGGCGTACACCGAGAACCAGTACAACTACGACGACTTCCAGACCCTCACCTTCGGCGGTTCCGCGGGGTCCGGTACCTACGACTACAACAACCAGTCGGCCACGGGCTCGGGCGATGTCCTGCGGACGACGCGGACCTACACCTACACGTATGGGGCGTCGTCGTACGGGACGTCTCCGGGCTCGGTGACCTTCTCGGCGGCAGTCTCTGGCGCCTATAACGGCACGACTCCGTCGCACACGGTGACCGTCGCGATCCCGGCCCGGCCGTACGGTGCGCCGGCTGCCCCGACGGCCGCGTCGGTCGCTCGGGTCAGCGACTCCAAGCAGACGGTCACCTGGACGAACCACTCGACCACGGGTGAGCCCTACACCAACGTCGAGGTCTGGCGGGCCACCGATGGCGGCGCGTACGTGCGGATCGCCGTCCTTGGCGCGGTCGTCACCTACAGCGACGCCACGACGTCCCTGGGTCACCGGTACCAGTACCGGGTGCGGGCCACGAACTCGGTCGGCGAGTCCGCGTACGCGACGACCGGCACGATCGACACGACCCCGCCGGCACCTGGCACTCCGACCGCGGCGAAGCAGGCGACGGGCGACATCGTCGTCACCTGGGCCAACGCTGCCTCCTGGACCACCGGTGTCGAGGTGTGGCACGCCGCGAACGGTGTGTGGGATGCGTCGCCGTTGGTGACGCTCGGTGTGGTCACGTCGTACAGCCACACGTCTCCGAGTGCATCCGTGACTCACACCTACCGGCTCCGCAACGTGGGGTCCGGCGGCCTGACCTCGGCCTACTCCGGGGCGTCTAACGTCGTCCAGCTGCTCACGGCCCCCCTGGCGCCGACGGCCTTGTCGCCGTCGTCGGTCGCTCGGGACGCCCGGACCTCGATCGACCTGTCGTGGCAGTACAACTCGGCCGATACGACGGCGCAGAAGAAGTTTGAGATCCAGTACCGGGTCGACGGCGGCGCGTGGACCTCGATGGGGGCTATCACGTCGGCGTCGACGCTGCGGACCATCGTCGGCGGGACGTGGACCAACGGGACCACGCTCGAATGGCAGGTCCGCACGTGGGGGTC